AAACAGAAGAAAGCATACTATGTAATGCAAGCTATACAGTCATGATGTACTGAAGTAGAACAGATAGTGGACTATATAAAAGATAGTGACTATCCTGGTTATCTGTATGATCATCATATAAGACTAATAGTAAAAGAACTACATAAGTATAACTATATTACAAAAGAAACTATCTGACGTAGGTTTATAGTATGAGTATTGAAAAGTGTACGTTCACAGAGTGAGATACAGTTAAATAATAAAATTGAGTAAAAGCTTTTAATTTATAAAAAATTATATTATGGTAAAAAAGGAAATCTCAACTGTAGCACAACATCATTATGCTGGGTATGCAAGCGAATTTTGAGAAAAAGATTTAAACTGACAAAATTCTTTGCCAACCCCAAGCCCACAAGGGGAGCATAAAAAACATTGTGCAAAGTTGGATTGATGAGTTGATGCAGTCGCAGAGGCGAAAACATTTAGTCCAAGTTTTGTTGATATTATATGAGAGAAATGGTATTTTGAAAACGAAAAAGATGTTGATTACTTATTAAAAAGATTAGAGGCAATCAAAGAGAGAAGCATATATCCAACTTCTATAGTTAATCCTCGTTTAATAGGTTTTAAGTATTACGGTAAAGAACAATATGTATATGCAGGACTGCCTAAACGAAAACAAGTATTATTTACTTGGCTGAAAAGCCCGTGGTCCTATATATGATTTACTTTGTGAGTGCTTGTACAATTAAAGTTCAGACTATTCATAGGATAACTGATAGTACAGATAGGAATATTGGATGTATATATCGTGGTTGAGGTTTGTCAACTAATCTAAGATTAGCAGGGAAACTTGTGTAATAATCATTATATGCTTGTACAGTTTCTCATTTCTTTATAATTCACTTATCTAATAGTTTTCAGTTTCTATAAAAACACAATCAATCTATTGGTTCTAAATCTCTACCTGATATATTCTTAACCCGTATCATACTACTCTCCTCCAATATAAAAAGTAACCCAACATATGCACAATAACGATAAAGAGAAAGTTACTACGTAACATCAAGCACTTCGTGTCTCTTTCTATTATTGTGCAAAGTTGGCGACATCTGGTTATTAAAAAAACATCCAAAGTATTATTGAGGATGCTTTACTATTCACCGATCATAGAACTCTTCGTCTGTCATACTTATGAGGGTATCTATAAGACGACACGCTTGTTTACTCATTACTGGCTCGTATAGGTCTGCTAACATGAGGAGCTGGTCTTTGGGGGTCAATAACGATCTGAATAGACTATGGAGAGCGTTATGTTGTGCCTCTTCCATCTTTGTAATATTCCTAGGATCATGCACATTGAACCATTCTTGCTTTGATCTAGCTATTAAGTGATGTTTATTGTATGTCTTTTCTCTTCACATAACTACTATATGAGGTAAAAGTGGCTTTCCTTCGTGTGATTATTTTAATCTATAGATAATTACACACGCTAGTATACTAAGTATCATTAGAGACAAATAAAATGCTTCATTTGAATGTAATATTTGTAATTCTGACGTCATTTTATATATTTTTATCTAAAATAAGACTATACCATCCAAGACAGCTTTTTAATGATCTATTTCTTAGTGTAAATTCATCTCATTTCGCATAGTTTCATTTGCTCCCTCCATTCTGTTCGAGAATAGAGATACCTTTTTTTATTCTGAGATCACAGATTCCTACATGACCACAGTTACCATTGCTTGCATCAGGTTTAAAAAATACTATTGCACCTACTGGTGGTTTATTTTCTCCGTTATATTCTGTTTTATTCCAGACTTTCAGATCAAAGGTTTTCTTTGTGTTTAGCCAGCCGTTGTAAGCATCGCCACCAAACGATCAGAGAGTTACTCAAAGACAATCCTTAGCATATATCTTTGCTCACGCCACACACTGATAACCGAGTGATTGTGATTCTGCGTATCCTTCACCTAACCAATCCATCTTAAATTGCTTATGTCTTTTTGCTATTTCAGAATACTTCATATCTGTTTCTTAGGAAGTAAAACACCACAGTTCTCTCGCTTCTTAAATACGTTTGGTATATCTAAACTTTCTATCTCTCTTACGTTATCTCAGCTCCATGAGTTAAGAAAGTAGTATTTCCCATCTTTCTTGAATATACAAATCGCATGACCTCACTTATTCTTACCGTCTCATCATGTTATCACTCAACCACTCCATCGTTGTTGGATGAATATGTCATTTACCTCAATTGTGCAACTTATAACATATCATGAGTTTAGATATTTTCTAAAAAGAATACCACCAAAAGGAAAAGTCCTTTGACGAGTATCCGTAAGTTTTGATATTCTATCTATTCATCACTTTATTGTTAGTCCTGATTTAGGCATGGTAAACTGATCATATGCTTTCTGTTCGATCTCTCGTGCTACCTGGTCAGATATTTCATGTTTCCAAACATTATTTGCAACCATATTCAATGATGATGCAAACCGACAATTCTTAGTATTTCTTTTGAACTTAGACTGGTTAAAGGAAAACATATTGTACGATATAGGATAAAGCTATGGAGTACATATTTCGTTACAAGGTATTTCATCGCCATCTTTATCGAGTTGTTTTGCTCATAGCACATAGTATCATATAGCTTCTGAACAAGACTTCATCATATAACAGGTCACAATAGATGGATCAGTGACCACTAGCCTTTTTTTTCAAGCAATGTCCTAATGGTTCAAAGCTCACTCTTGATATAGTTTACATCAGTCTTTAATATAGCAAAATCTGTAGGAGATACCTTGTCTGATTTTATTATAAGATCGACTTCTGTTTTCCATGATGCGAAGTACCATACAGCTCATAGAACTGTCACAAGCGTTCACATAGATACATAGAACCTCATCTTGTCGAGATCAAGGTTGTTTATAGTCTCTTTAACCATCAGAACATATTCGTAAATAAAGCTTTTAGTTTTTTGTCTAGTCTGTACCATACAAACCATGAGAATAGCAATAGTCATGAAGTCATTATTATATATTTGAGTAACATAATTAATGCTTTTATGTATCTTTTTTCCTTCAACAGCTTAGGTATATTATATATAATCAAACTCTCTAAGAATATAAGATCGGTTCATATTCTATTATTTTCATCCTCTTTCTCCTTATGTATATACAACCAATCGTGAAGACAGGCACTCATGATAGTGTCAGGTTCGACCTTTTGGATAAATATTCCGAATATATTAGGAACACTTGCACCATCAAACTCAAATCAAGCTGGCACGTCTATGAAGTGAAAGCTATTCTCTTCACCTATATAATAACGGAATCACTCTGTTGTTAGTCGTGTTCCGTTATCAGTAGGTGAGATAGAAGTGTGTTTTGTAAAGCTAGACATAACTTTTATATAAATAAATTACACCAACTCTACGTTAAGTGATTTTGCTACGTATCTATAAATCTCTTCGTTAATATCGACACCATTTGCAGTATCTAAGTTATCATAATCTTCTCAAGCTATTGTTACGTTACCGGTAGTAAGTGATGTATATATTTTTTCGTCTTGTACTTCTTCTGTGGAAAACAACTCATAATATACTGTACATGAATCTAGTAGATTATCTCCTACTAAACGCATATCGATAGTGTTAGCTTCTACTGTCTGACCGTCTCTTCGGATGCTGATAGGTTGTATTGGTTTCATTATATAATAAGTCAAATTATAAAGTGGCTCAAAGAGCAAATAATAAGTCTAATTCTTCTTGTTCAAATCACAGTTCACTAGCAAATTGTATGAGTGTCTCATCGTCTCTTGAATAAGATAGGCTATATTCTCGTAAAGTTCTTGTTAAAGATTTAGTTGGTTCTGGTAGTTGATCGATTATAGAGTCTATACTTTCTAAACTTACTCATGACTGTATAAGAGCGATTCTTATCTGACGTGGTGATAGCTCTTGTGGCACTAGAGATTTCTTATATTCTATTTTCTCTTGTTCTGTCATGTTATCCTCAATGCTTTCCCATCCATCTCATTTTCTTATACTTCTAATTATCTTCATGATATATATAATTATGTATTAAAACGATGCTGTTATTTTTGGTATGTTTCCTCTATGCACTGTAAGTGATGCTGGTGTTGTTGGTAGTGTTGTTCGTCATGGTAATAAATCCTCATAATATGCTGTATTTATACCATTAGTACTTGTTACTCACATCCAACAAAGAGAACCATTTGCTATAGTTGCTCTTCGTGTAGAACCACTCACAACACAAGCAACCCGATACAAATTCCCAGCATATAGCTGGAATGATACTGGAGCTTCTATAGATACTGCAAGAATTCATGTTGTTAATACTCATGTCTCCATTAGTTTGGTGTCTGGTCTACTATTATTGTCGCTATAGATACCTACATTAACATTAAATCAAGCTCCAGTACTAGCATATCAAGCTCAGAGAGTAAGTAATACAATGTCTTTCGGTACAACAAATGGGATATATAATAATCTATTTGCTGTAATTGCCGTGTTAGTCGTCCCTGCTGCTACATAAGGATATAATGATACTCTATCTGTTGGATCGAGGAAGTTTCATATATATCATACTAGATTCGGACTATTCTGTATTAGATTGTAAGACATAGTATAATAATTATCTAATAAATCGGTCTGTGCCGTCAGTGTAAAAAGATACTGATGGTTTTGATGTAGGTGTAGATATAGTAAAAGAAGATACTCAGTCTATAGTTTCAGATGCAAATGGGTTTATATTTATATTATTAGTACCAGCAATAATCTTTACATTGTAATTATAGTCTACAACACTTGTTGTTGGATCGGGAAGTGTAACGGTTATAGCTCATGATGTTGTGTTAGCGTGTATCGTTGTATCTCACGTACCGAAACTACCATTACTAGATTTATTCGTTATCTGACCGTTGCTAGCTCAGCCTCAATTTATTATCCTCCATCCCGATGCAGTCCTTTCATATAATCATTCCGTTCAATCTGTTTGATATACAATAAGCCCTGTTGTAGGTGATGTAATTGCTGTACGCTGTGAGTTAGTCATACGAGGTGGTAAGAAACCTTTTGTAGTACTAGCTATTGTAAGTGCAGATGAGGCAACATTGGTAGTAGTACCAATTCCTACGCTACCATCATTAAACATCGTCATCTTTTCAGATGTGCCGATATACCAGCGATACCCCCCACCGTTTGTTGCACCTGTTTGAAACCATATGTCATACGCACTACTGCGTAGAGAACTCAACCCTATGCCGTAAAAATTACTTGATGACCCGTTAAACCCAAAGTTTGCTCCAGGGCTTATACCAGCGATTGGGTCGGTAGGCGTGTAAGACCAAGAAGTAATTAAACCCTGCCCCGACCCTGAACGCGTGATATTTACACCGTCATTGCCACTTGTTGAGCCCACGTTGAGACTGGTGGCTATTCTAGCAGTACCATTAACGTCTAGCTTGTACCCTGCATCTGTAGCAGTTCCTAGTCCAAGATTACCACTACTAAATAGCCTCATACTTTCACTTGGTGCACCTCCTGTATTTTGCACACCCCAGACTAGGTCGCCGTACGTATTACCACTAGAGTTTTTCTCTTGGTATCAAAAGTATGCAGGTGCTCATCATCAAGAATATCAAAATCATATTACACGATATGTATTTACTCAGTACTCAAGCCCACCTAACTGCATATATATTGAGTTCATCGGGTTAGTATTTAAGTCTGCTATAGGACTTGTTATTTGTGCTATTGGTTTGTTGGTGTTTAGACCTGTTGTAAGGCGAAACCTCTGTATTGAATTGGTTTTAAAGATTAACTCTTGTGCATCAGTAGTTCCAATGAAGTCTGTTCCTGCTGTTGTTCCTGCGTTACCGCCCAGAGATCGTTTGTCAGTACCATATACTGGTCAGACGTTTATCATTACTTCCCCGTTTACTGCATGACTTCTTACTACATATGCTATCTGTTGAGCATATCATCATGGATTAGTAGCAGTAAATCAACCACTTGTGTTAGGATATAATACAGTTCCCTCACTAAAAGCACTTGTATCTAGTCATTTGAATAGTCAGTTACTTACAGCCATTCAAAAATCACCAGTAGACATTGGTGTATCTACTATTCAGATAGCAGGAACAGCTGTACTGTTTCTTTTTGCTACTTCTATAGCTTGTTGTCAAGCATTGAATCATACAAACTTTATTACATCTCATTTTACAAGTGTTTCTGTTGCTTTTACTCTAAGATGTATTCAGTCAGCGTGTATGAAATTAGTATAGTCATCTAATGTTTTATTGGTTAATGTGTTTACTGATGTTTCTGTTATTCCTCAACCTCCTCATCAAGAGATAGGAGTCCCATCGGGATTACAAATAACTAGACCGTATTTCGTAGGGTCTGATGTGCTTTGGACAACGGACAACAATTTGTTATTTCATTCTCCATCGGTTATAGCTGTTCTTACGGTCTCTTTAGCCATTATATATCACTACCATCAGCATTTAAAACTACTATTCATAATATAGTAGGATCGCTTGTCGTTTCTACAACAGAAACTAGATTTCAGTTCTCTCAATCTGTTATAGCTATTCTTACAGTTTCGTCCATCTTATATATTATAAGTTAAATTCTTTATCTAGTTTATCAAGATCGTTCTTCTTTATACCTTGTTGCTTCATTATTATAAAGAACTTGTATTTTTCTTCTTGGAACTCTGCTATAGTCTTCATAATAGACAGCTCTTTACTTTCTAATTCTTGCATACTCGATTTCACATCATTACCCTTCTTCTCAAGTTCGCTCTTTTTACTTTCAATAATAGACAATTCTTTTTCTATTTGTTCTTCTTTGAGTTTTATCTCTTTAAGGTTTGTCTCTACATAATCTCTCAGAGATTTCAGTTTTGATTCCTCCTCTCTAAATATTGTTTTTTCTCTCTCGTATGTCTCTATAGATTTCTTATACTCCTCTTGTCTTTTTTCTTGCTCTATGATAGTTTTATTGTATTGTGATTGTGATGTTTCTAATTCCTTCTTTTCTAACGATAGCAACTTGCGTTTCTCGTCGATTCTTTCTTCTTCCTTTTGGTTCTTGTATGATAGTTCTTTATATTTTTTGTCTATTTCTCTTTCTCTTTCGATTGAATCCCTAATCATCTTGTCAATCTGACTATTCCTAGCTATTGCATCTATTCTGTTCTGCTCTAATATCTTCTGTTCCTTGTTTATTTCCTTCTCCTTATTGGCTAACAATACATCTAGTTTCTCTTCTTTTGCTAATATCTCATTCTTTTTTGTAAATATCTCTTTTTCGAACTCTTCCTTCTTAGATAGGATTTCTTGTGTCGTAACAGTATTCTGTTTCTCTATTCTTTGTTTATCTTTAATTAACTTATCGACACTTTCTGATAAATAAAGAAACTCACTCCTCAACTGGTCTATCTGATCGAGAGTGTATTCGTTTCAATTAAGGATATATACTTCTCTTGTTACCTTTTGCATATATCTATTATAGATAAAGTTCGAACTTCATATTAGCAGTAGATCATGATGCGTTAGTTACGTATATGTTAGTGACCACCAATCCCTCTTCTGGTCTTGTAAACTTTCTTGGACTTTCTGATGCAGTCATTACGATTCAAGGCATACTTGTACTATTGAATCTAATAGTAACAGTTTGATCTGTTGTTACTCTTATAAATCTAGCTTGGTCTACGTTTGCAAAAAGCGTAGGGTTATTTGCTTTCATATCACGATTAGTTTGTCCATTTGCTACTGTAGTACTTACAGCATCATAAGTTGTATTGCTTGATGTTAATATCATTATATAATAATTAGATTATAAAACCTTCTTTCATTGCCCTCTCGATAAGCTTTTCTCATTTCAATAGCCCAAATCATTTTACTTTTTTCTCTCTTAGGTATTCTCTAGCCATATCTTCTGTTACTTCATTGACTGGCGATTCATCAATAATAACTTCTTTTTTTGTTTCTTTTGTAAGCTCTCTTTTTTCAAAATAACTGTTGCCAATCTTTTCGATATAAGATGGTATTTCTAAGCAGTCAATCTCTGCTAGGTTACCTTCTTTTGAGATATAAGATATTAACATAATGGTATATTACTAAATAAAACTAACAAGAGGAACGACAAAAGCCGTTCTTCCTATAGATCTATTAAGCAGTAAATGCGTCTGATCTGATTGATACTCTAACCATAGCAAGAGAATTGTCTCTAAATGTTTTAACACCGTATAGGACAGAGTTAAGGTAGTTATTACCCATCTTGTCAGATACTGATTTTTCAACAACTTTAGGCATTCTTTGTACGATAAGGTATGGATTCCCTTTCACACCAAACAAACAATTTTGTAGTTGTGCAGTAGCAGTCCAAGTATCTGTAGCGTCAGTAAGTGTTTCGCTTACAGCTAATACACCTACTCCTTTAGCAGTAACTGTAAGAGTATTTGCAGTATCGTTATTTACAGCTGTAATTCTAGCTTTGAATAGCTTCAAAGCATCGTCTGTGAGAGCAACGCCCGTAGCAGTAGTAGTACCAGCAGCATTGATAAGAGTAGCAGCGTTTGCTCTTGTAGCGTCAGCAGATGCACCAATAAGGATATTACCAGGTGTAGTTCCGATAGATGATACAAATGTGAATACTTGTCCAGCAATAGTAACAGTATCGTTAGCTGTAGGTTGTGTAGCAAGTGCTAATACAGCAGTACCAGTCAACTGGTTAGATTCGTAGAAGTCGTAACCCATCCATGATGTAAGGTAACCGTTCATACCTACTTGGTCAGCTTTTGGTGTGTCTTTACCAGCTACGTATTGGATCAAAGCAGATGTGAATTCAGGAGAGATTACACCGTATCTATCTTTAGAAGTAATATTCTTCTTAGAAAGAGCTTGTGATACAGAAGTGATAGTAGATAGTACATTAGTAGATGCAAGAGTACCTACAGATACAGTAGATGCAGCATTGAGAACTTCTCCTAATACATCAGCATCGATTTGATTTGATAGATATTCAGCAGTTTTAGTACCATACTCAAGAGCTGCAGAATACATATTCTGTGCATCGTCATGGTCATCAACGTAAAAACCTTGTGCATACTCTTTGTTGATGATAAGCTGTTCAGCTGTATCAGTAAGGTCTTGGATGTTAATCGCAGTTCCTCTTACGTAAGCATCTGGCACTACTGACATAGAAGTATAAGTTCTATTCAAAGTATCACCGTACTTTTTACCTTCTAAACCTTGTTCGAACTTAGCGATCTTCATCGCAACATTCTGTTTGAAGAATTCTGTTTGTTGCTTACCTGCCCAGATCTCTGGGAATGAAGCTGTTAGATTGTTTGCCATAATTGTTAATTAAATAATAAGATAAAGGATTATCTAAACTGAGATTTCCTTGCTTGTGATTCAAACTGTTCTCGATCCTTAGCTGTTCGCTGTGCAACTGGTTTTGGTCAGTCTTGTTCGATCTTGTTTCATCAACCCACCAAGTCTCTCTGTTTAGCTTTAGATAGTTTGTCATGACTTGAGAAGCCATATTTTACTACTATATCTTCGATAGCCGAATTATCAGTAGCTGCAATTTTACGAATTGCTCACTCGAATTGTTTAAGATCAGGGTTTGATGTTAGTATTGATTGTAGAGTCTGTTCGTCTTGTTGTGACTTAGTCAATCATGCCATCTTTTGTTCTACTATCTTCTCTAAATCGTCTGCTTTTGCATAACCTTTAGATTGTAAGTACAACTCAACCGCTTCATCATCACTAGGATCTCATTTATAACCTTGATCCTGTGCTTTGGTTAACATTTCCTTTTCTTTTGCTAATTCTTGTGTTTTACGTGTGTAATCTGATTGTCTTAGATAACCGTTCTGCAATTCATCTAGTGTTACTTCTTGCATCATAGGATTTCCATTAGCGTCAGTTCAGATTTTCACGTTAAATGTTTGTGGAGTGCCATTGCTTGCTCCGTTGTTTTCAGGAGTGATGTTTACATCTTGTTCCATGTGTTAATTGTTAATGAGTTAAAATATCTAGGTCTTCCTTTGATAGGTCTTGTAAAAGAATATTATCTAGGAATGTTAAGAACTCGGTCGCCGCTATCAACTCTCATTGTAGCTTTTTAATGTCTTCTGTTTTGATTGTTTTTAGTCTTTCATTACAATTCTTTTCTACTCTTGATCGGTAATTTCTTATCTCCATAAATCATTTTGTATCTCTTATTCAATCGATAGCTTGCTTCTGTTTTACAAAGTAATTCATTGCATCTTCTTTCTCTCTTATGTAGAGTTCTTTCGATTTATATTCGTCTATCATATCATATATTCCCATATGTCGTGTTTATGAATTAAAGACCAGCTGTTACATCTCATTTTGCTACTGCTTCTACTATTTGTGCAGGTGATGTAGGTTGTTGTTCAGGCATTGGTATGTTTCAACCTCAACTTCACATCATAGGCATTCAAGGTATATTGACTACTGGTGCTATATACTTCTTAGGGTCAGTCCCCTCAAATGTAGCCAACGCATCCTTCCCTAATTCCTCCATCTTCACTTGTACTCAAGCTCACATTAACTGTTGTCAGATATTTATCTTAGCAAGTGCATCTTCTCTTCTATTTTCTAAACTGTCGTATGATGATGATCCAGCTTCTACTGTTATCTCGTATTTATCTAGTGCGTCCATTATAGCCTCTTTGTTTATCTCCCAATATCCTTCTCAATCAATCTGTTTTATAGTAATGTTTTCGTCAAGGTCTTCAGCTACTGCCGTGAGATATTTGTAGGCGAATCTTTCTAATCATTTCTCGTAGTGTTTTCTAATCTCATCTACTACTGTATTACTTTCAAAGAATTTAATTCTCATTCCAGTAGCAGTATTAGTCAGTCATTGCTGATTTTGTGAGTTATTAGTATCGATAGTAAACGTCAATCATTGTATTTGTCTTTCAAGATCGTTTTGTTCTTGGAAGTATGATGAGTTTATCTCTCTATGTGGCAACTCTTGCAAGTTTAACATAGCTTGATCTACTGACTTAGTAGTAGTTATTATATTGTTTGGTTTGTTTATAAGCGACTTCGGATTTACTCAACTGTTAGGAGACCATATATAACTTCTATTAAGACTATTTGTAATATATTCACTAGCACTATTCTTTTTAAAGTTAAGTTCTTGTTGTAATCACAAGATAGGCTCGAGAAATCAAGTCGATAGATTAGTTTCAGTATCCTCGAAACATCTTATTTGCTCAAACGGTATTTGTGTTATCTCTTTAATACATATACACAATAATCAGTTAGCAACACCGATCTCATATAGTCTTTCTTCTCATTTAAGATCATATATACCGTAGTATTTTATAACTGTAAGATTGTTTTTGTCTATTTCAGGTACATCTGTTATGTTAAGACCTACAATAGATTGTATTTGTTCCTTATAATTTCCACTATCTTTTTTTAATTCTGCTATCTGTTCTAGTTTGTCTATGTTTATATAATCGTCTTTATTAGATTTAAGTTCTGATAGCCTTACTCATGTCATAGGTTGTATGACAGCAGGACAATCTGAGAACAATACATATCTAGGATCATAGAATACATCAGTCCATGAAACAGGTTCCATTGTTACATACTCGTCAGTTACCTTTTCCTTGATTTCTTTGTCTATCTTTCTAACCTGTTCTACTCCATATTCGTCGATATATTGTTCCTCTTTGTCTACTTTCTCTAGTTTTCTTGATATAATATATTTCTTTTTCACTTTAGCGTATCATGGTCAGTAGTTTACCATACCTTTTGCCCACAATCTTGCTGGTTCTTGGAGATTATATTTCTCAAATGCTGTTGTTAATAGGTCTCTGATTGCTTGTCATTGTAATTGTAGCTCTCATGCTTTCTGCTCATCAGCATTCCCCATTATCTTAGGGTTTATATTTACAATCCACTTCGGGTTTCTTCCAACTATTCTAGGTAAAATCTTATTTGATACCTCGTGCATCTTGTTTACCTTAAACGTCGTAGACCAGTCGGCTTTCTTAGGATATATAAACGTAGATAACTCTTTATATACGTTAAAAAGTCTGTTATGATATGGTCACAATAGCTCTTTATATTGTTTTAGAGTATTATTTACGTGTAATACTGCTTCTTGTTGCTGAATAAGCGTGGGATTCTCTTTTATCATGAAGTATCTCTGATAAATATAAACATATTAGTGATAAAACATAAAATGCAAGCGATTTTAGTATATATCGTCGTTGTATCATCATATTATTACTGCTCAATTTTGATCGTATGATATACTTATCTCGTTTTTGAATGCTCTATTATTCGGTGCGATCTCATACATAGAATACAACATCTGCTCTGCATCTATAATATCATCATGTTGTCATCTTGGGAATCTCTTTAATTCGAACTCTAATTCTTCCATACCTAATTTATGATATATGTGTCAGTTACGATATAACGGTATTAACTTCCTAATCTTTGCTTCTTTGTCTCACGATTGTCTCAGTTCCTCTATATTCACATTTATTCATCTATTCTCTGCTTCTGCTTTTAGATTAAATCATATCATAGACTGTGCTTGAAACGCTTCTATTCCTATCTTTTCAGGATTCCGTTTTGTTTGGTGGTATAGTAATTTGTCTTGCAGTTCTGCTGGATTAAACTTTCATGCTGTATACTCTAATATATACATATCCATACCATCAAATCATGCAGTCATTATACAACTATTGTCTGCTGTTGTTTTCTTAGAGAATGCAGGATCACAAGCTGTAAATATTCTGAGTTTAGATGGCTTCTGATCGTCGGTATAATAACGAAATCGCTCCTCGTGGAACTCTTGTGTGTCTTTGTTCACTGGATTCTGTTGGTATTGCGTAGAAAATACGACAGGCTTCTGTGCCTTTTCTGATCTTAGCCATTCAATAGGGAATCTCTTTTCAAAGAAACTCTCTCACGCTTTTCTATATTCATCATCTGATTCTGCTATAGCTGGAATGACCAATTCCTCCCATTCTTCTCATACTCCTCTTCTTTTCTGATCTAATAAGTGTCACGTCAAATCATTATCGTGTAGTCTTTGCATCATAACTACTATCGCACCATCTGTTTTGCTATTCAATCTTGATTTCAATGTCTCGTGGAAGTTATTGTTTACTTTGTTTAGGATAAGATCACTATTAGCTTCTTGTGGATTGATCGGGTCATCTATTATCATTATATCACAACCGAATCATGTAATAGATCATTGTGATCCACTAGAGAAGTATTGTCAATCATCTGTTGTTTCTCGGTGCTGTTGAGTATTTTTATCAGGTTTAAGCCCTTTTCTTCTAGGGAACACAGATAAGAACGTATCAGACAAGTACATGCTTCTTGCTCATCATGAGTTCTGTTCTGCTAGTGTTGCAGAGTAAGAGATAGCCATGAACTTTAATCGTGGATCATGTCATAGACACCATACTGGGAAAGCTTTACTTACTATCTCTGTCTTTAGGCTACGGGGTGGTATGTTAATGATAAGTCTCTTTATGTCTCAGCTATATACTTTCTCTAGTTTATCACATATAACTCTTATATGCCAGTTATCATCAAGATTCTCTTTCTTCTCATTCTTCCGATAGAATTTTAGAAACTCATAGAAACTGTCTCTCTGTGGTGCAAACATTGCTTCCATTCTTTTTATTGATCGTTCTTTTAGTGCTTGTTGTTCAAGAGTTCCCATAGGATTGTTCTTTAGATAAAAATTAGTTTAATAAGATTACAAAGATAATTATAAATGTTAATAATAATTCTCAGAGCATTTCCATTATTTATTTATTTTAGAAGATAAAATAGATGCTCATGCTCTTAATGGCTTTTCTGCCTTAGATAGCTTTTCTGCTGCTGTTCATAATCTCATTAAGAAATCAGGATCTTTTGCAAGTTTTGCGGATTGTGTACCAACAACAGAGAAGGCAAGTACTTTACCTAGTCATCATAGCAAATCTCATTGTTTGAAATCTTCTAATCATGCAACTGCTCATATACCAGCTCATCATACTCAGCCAATTAATTGTCTTCATAATATCTTTCTTATACTTTCATCTTCTAATATTTTTTCTACTACCTTTTGTTTTCAGTATTGTGCATATAACTCTTTAATCTTTCAAGAACTACCACCTCAGCTCTCAACAGCTTTGTCTAATATATCTTTAAGTCATGTTGTTATTACTTTTTGTATCTTAGAATTACCTTTTAAGTCTTGAAATCATTTACTTAATAATGTATTAGGCAATGTGCTATTTATTTGTTTAATCTGTTGTACTACTTCTTTAGGTGTTATAACTCAGTCTGGTATCATATCATCAACAATAGATCATACTTTAGTTATTAATTCTTTAGTCGATTGTGCAGATTGATTTAACTTATCGTATCATAATTTCTTTATAAGATCATTTTTCAGTCACTCTTTTACCGCTGTTCCTTGTATATTTCATGCTTGATCTGCTGTTTGTTCTATCGCTTTCCATGTATTACCTAACTTATCTTTAATGTTTGTTATACCAGCTTTAATACTTGGTGGTAATTTCTGTTCTAGGACCGCTTCTCATGCTGTTTGTCAATATTTGGCTAGATCTTTTTTAGTTGATTGTGCTGTCTGTGAGAATGCAGATCAATATAATCATTTCTTTGCAGCAGATAATAAACCAGATGCTCAACCTAAAACTCAACCTATACTAGCACCTAAAGCGGTTTCTCATAATGTTGCAGCCTTTCATTCACTAGCAATATTAGCTAATTGTGTTTGTATTGCTCATCATCATGCTCATATAGCTGTTTTAGCTAATATTCATAATTTACCAGCTCATCATCATATAGGATAAGTTAAAGCTGTTGTACCTGCAAACTCTCATACTTTCTCTCATATTCAGAACTCAGGTGTTTTAGCTCTTTCTCATACCAATCATTGTAACTCTTTTTGTCTCTGTTCCTCTGAAAACATTCTATCTCTTTCTTCTTTACTTAATGTAGGATCTAAATAAGATACTCATTTTCAGATCATTGATCATACTTTAGCACCTCATGCTAATACTCATAGTCATCATGATATAACTTTATCTGTTCCTACTCATTGTATTGCTCATGCTATAGGCGATACAACACTTGCTATCTTTCATACTCATCATAATACTCTATTTAATGGTGTTTTCTTTTCTACTGTAGGTAAATTATATATCTCAGGATAGAATTTCTTTGCTTCTTCTATTGGCATACCATCTTGTAAATCTTGATACAGATCTTCTACAACATTAGCAGGTATATCAGGATAATATGTTCTTAAATCATCTTTTGGCATTCAAGATACCACATCAGCTTGTAAATCATTTAATGCTTGATCTTTAGCTTGTGTAAATCATTCTTTAACTGTTGATGTCATACCTCACAACAGCTCTTTAGCTTGTTCTTGTTGTTTTGCAACATTGGCTTGTCATATCTTACCGGTAACCTCTGCAGTTTTTACTAATCAAGGAAGTAATGCCTTTGCTCTTGCTTGTGGCATCGTTTCTTTTTGTACTGCTATTAATCATCACAGAGATTTATTTGCTTTCTTCTCTGTGTTTTTCTTCACCACTTCTTGTGATGTTTTAGCTGTATCTACTAATCATTGTAATAGTTTTGGTATAGCCATTGTAATTAGTATAAATAAATTATTTCTTATTCCATCTACCTGCTCATGTTGTTGATTTAACTACTGGTGCTGGTGTATTTATAGGTGTTTGTGTTGTTTTCTTTTGTGCTATAGTGTTTATTGCTGGTACTAATGCCTTTTGATTACCAGTAGCAGCAGATATTCATTTCAATGCTGTTAGTCTATTTTTTCTCTTTTGTTCTAGTACTGCAGCACTGTCTCATGGTTGTGGAAAATACTGTTTCTCTGCACTATTATATTCACTGGCTCATATAGCAGCACCTGATTCTCTTCTTAATACAGCATTGATAAAGTTCTGTTCTGCCTGTGCTTGTTTCTGTACCGTATCACTTTGTAATGCAGATCAATATGGAAGTTTACCATACGACTTTTGTAATATATATTCTCACTTGGATAATCATGCTATTTGGTCTTCTGTTTGATTAAATACATCGCTTGCTTCAATCATTCTTGTTGCATAAGAGAAGGCATTACTTTGATCTTGGTTTTTAAACTTAACATTATAGTCAACTAAATCTAATGCACTACCTACTCATCATGGTGTAATTCAAGAAGTAGCTCATACAGTTCAGCCACCAGCTCATCAACCTCAACTTCAACTTCAACCACCTGCTCCTCACGAACCTACTGGAATATCATATTTTCAAGTAGCAGGATTTCGTTGGAATACTCTTGCACTCTTACCACTTCATACTGTAACTGTTTTTGCAGCCTCTGGACTAGATGATATGTTTGCTGTCCTGATTATAGCTTGCATTCATTCAGGAAGTGCTGATATAAACTCTTCGTTTATAGATCAGTCTGGTCTTCTCGCTAATTGTGCGTATAACTGTATATCTTCAGGTTTACCTATATCCATACCACTCTTAGTAGCTGTCTCCATTAAATTATTCAAACTATCGATGTAGCTTGCTCAAGTAGATTGGTTTGCTTCTGCTGTTTTCTTTAGAGATTCTATCTGTCGTTTGTTTGCTTCATCCTGGTATTGTGCTATTCTTTTGTTGAGTTCAGATAAGGAAGCACTATCCGCTCCTGCAAGTTCTGCTTGTTTAGCGATTATTGCTGCTTCTTTTGCAGCGTTCATGGTATTTATAGCATTGTCAGTAGACTTCTGTATCTCAACCATTTTATCTGCTGCTGCTGTACTTCTACCAAATCAAGAGAAACTATACACTCATTGTGCTGATTGTTTCTGTCTCTCAGCTCCTGACAATAGCTCTTCTTTTTGAGATCAGTATTGTTGTTCTAATGATCTTTTATACGCATCTAATTGCTCTGTATCCATAGTGGTTTCTTGCTCCTTGAGTTGTGATTGCTGGGCAAGTAAAGCATCTAATTGTGATTGCAAAGGATTTACCTGCGTTTCTTGTTTTGCTTTTAGATCATTCTGTGCTTTAAGGGCATTATAATACTCTGTCTCTGTTGGTATTTTACCAGTTGTTGTCTTTGCTTGCAATCTCATAAGATAGTCCTGAGGATCAGCTGGATCATAAGTAAGACTTGTATCAAGCGTTTTAGATATAACAGGTTGTTTTGGTGTCGCTACTGTTGGTGCTAGTCTTCCGCCTTCAGCACTACCCATACCAAAGTTCTGTGCGAATTTTGGTTTCTCAACAATAGGAGCTACCTGAGCTGTTGTTGCTGGGGTTATAGGAGCAACAGATACTGGTGCTGGTGCTGGTTTATTAGCTGTTACCCTCTGTTGTATCTGCTGGAATTTTGTTAAAGCCATGTGATCATATTTACTTATAAAGTTTGATTATATCATTACTGTATTATAGAGTGACGATGATCCTACATTAGTTGTCGTGGATGTAGCTGTAGAATTTATCCTATAATACATATTATTATTCAATGCTAGTGTTACTGTTCTATTTATCTCAGACGTTCATCATCATGTTGTCGGTGCACAGGTAATAGTATATGCTGTGTACCGTGTACTATTGTCACTAGAGAACTGTAGTGTCGTAGTTGTCGTATGTCATGATATACCAACACTAGCAGAAGCTACAAAGTTCATTGTAACTATCCTCTTAAATAGATTGTAGTAAGATGCACTTGTGTAAGGCGATGATAATGTAGGAGTCGATGACGTATTAAGATTTGTAAATAGTGTCGGTTCGTAAGTAATAGCGTCTCATATATTCATGTCTGTTGTAGTTATTGCCATTCAAACACAATATGAGTTGGTTCATGGAGTAAGGGACAATGATCATGGAGTAGATCATATAAAATAGTAGCTATTTATCACAAGGCTTGTAAATCATGTTGCTATACCTTTTGTATAACATACCATACTAGATCATGCTGATGCTGTCGAGCTTGCTAATCTTATTATACCGTCAGTTGGTAGTTGGTAAGAGAAATCAGAGTCGGTCTTTGATAATACCTTATCTAATAATCAAGCACTACTTGTATAGTAGAATACGCTTGTTTGTAATGAGCCATAAACTGATCAATTATACAATCTACCTCCTCTAGTTGTAGTATCTCTTCCAACATATCATACACCATAATAGTTTGTACCATTTACTACATCTCATGCTTGATTTAATACAATCCACACCTTCTGTCATAGTGGAATAGTGAAAGCTCAAGCAAAAGTAGCTGTAGTGTCTGCAAGTGATGTTGTGAGACTAGCAGATGTAACTGATGCTGTAGCATTAGCATTTACAAGCGTTCATGATGCTCAGCTTGAATCAGTTTCTATTCTAATAGAGAGATTAGCAGATGGCGATGTAAATTTCTTAAGTGCTAGTTTTAGTGTTGTCATAGAGGTTCATGATCAGAACGCAGGGATCGCAACCCTTGTATTACCTGTGGCTTCTCATATGTTTTGTACTGATGTACTTTCTACAAACGTAGGTCATGATTCTGCAAATAGACTTCTCCTATTATTTGTTATATCATCTGTTGTTACATCCTCTCAAAGGATGTAAGTATCTTTATCAACTAGTGTCTCTATATTTGTTGCAGCTGTAAGCTGACTAGGTACTACGACATTATAAGATCAGTTAGCGTTAAGATCGCTAGCTTGTGCTAAAGGTACAGTCACTTTACCAGCTGTAGTAGTATCTGCGTTTGGTGTTGTAGCTCCTCATGTATCATCGATCCATCCTCATGCTTGATATTTCTGGAACAATCAAACTGCTGTATTATATACCCTCATCCCATTACTAGGCGATGGTATAGCAGTATCTCTTGCTGCATTATCAGCATATACTGCATCTTTTGTATATCATGTTGCTACTATCTTATTAAATGTCTGAGTACCCGAGAAAGTATTATCAACGTCTGGAGATACTTTGCTATTAAGTGCTGTTCTAATATCTTTCCAAAAAGCATAGTTATTAGAGAATCTAACAATGCTATTTGCAGCATGGCTCTGCGATGTATAGTTTACACCGTTTCACTTCTCTACTGTTATACTTACTACATTGAAAGTATTAGCTCAACTATTCCAGCCATCTATCTCTACTACTTGCATATTCGATTTTCAAGGATTGATAACGAGATATGATGTCTCACCACTTTCTATAGTTCACGATGGTACACTTGTAACATTTATAGTACCTACTCATCCACTATAAGCCGAAGACAATTGTGTCTCGAAGTTGTCTATTGCTGGTATTCTTGTAAGGTTTGCCATTATTATATTTATGAATTAAACTATATTTGCGTATCAAAACACATCTATTTCTTGTTGGTCTACCATTATTCTTGCTGAGTCAAGTGTTCGTGTACCTCACTCACTACTCATTTGGAAGTTAATAATAGATCATGTTACAAATAACGGTATTCTTGCCACATATGAGAATATATCTAATCAAGAATCTGTATCTGTTGCTCCTGTTAGAGAACTCACTCATATAGCTGTTGTACCGATTGTTTCTGATGGCACATCCGTTTCTGTTATCATATCTCATGATATTTTACCTCATCATACAACAACTCCATCAACCTCTATATTAACATCAATATCAAATCATTTACTTTTCTTGCCTATGAGATCTATATACTCGTAAGTCTTATATGATCAAGGCTCTCAGAAGTCGAAGTCTTTACTCTTTATCTCATGTGCTATCGGTAATCAAAGGTCGTCAAATCAACTCTCCATCTCATATAATCTATCCTCTGTTGCACTAGCTATAAGATATTTATACTCACCATTTGAATTGATATACATAGAATAATCATAGATCGATGGGTATATATATTGTGTTCGTGCTTTTGTTAGTGATGAGTATACAAGTGTTGTGTCGGGTATATCGTCGTTTGTAGTGTCAAATGTTATATAATAGTTTTGTAGTTTTTTAATAGATAGACCGCAGTTAGCATTAAGATTTAGCTCTTTTATTTTTGATGTTAGTTCTCTCACATCCGTATCAAGTGTAGTACTCTCAAGAGCTGATGCTCAAGCTACTCATTGTCTAGGTTTTAGGGTATCGATTCATCTATCGGTAAGATAGACTACTGAGTTTCATATATTTGCTATCGTTCTGTCTGAGAATCATCCTGTTTGGCTATCTATAGCGTCTGCTTTTTGATTTGTGACGTCTACGCTATATACTTTCCCAGACTTCATAGCTAGTATTATCTGTCATAGTTCTGTCATACCATTAATCCTACCGAGTTCGTCTCATCATACAACCACAGCATTCGTAGTCAATGAGCTTCAGTTTGTAGGTGCTGCAGCGGTATAATATATAGTATTAGGATTTATATCTTCTCAAGCACCGAATAGTCTATCAGTATTCATGTTTATATATCTAAACTTTGGTTGTCCTGAGTATTCTGTATATGTAGTGCCATCATAGCTGGCATAGTTATTAACTCAGTTCGTAAGATATATAGTATTTTTATATACTGCGAAATCTCGTCTTGTTCTCCATGTTGTCCTACCTGTTATTGTTTCAAACTCACTCAGTCCTGTTTTTATACTAGATCGATTACCAGTACTCTCGTTATATTTATACATAGCTGTTCCACTAGCACTCAGTAATGTTGTTGCAAGGTTATCATCCCTTTGAAAGAAAAAAGATGAACTTACGGGCTTTGATGTGCCGATAGCGTTACCAAAATACTTTATTCCATATCTTGTTTGTAGCTGTCATCTCTGATTATAGAACATATTTTTGCATACTGAAAACTGATTGTCTCATATACTACTTGTAGCAGATAAGTTCAGTCATCAGTCGAATTTATTTATAGTTAGCGGTCTGGTAGCCATTTCATAAATATCTATAAAGCGTCATCTCTTGTTCTATCATTACTTCTTTGTAATGAGAAAGAGAGAGTCTCGTCGTTGTTTACGTATTGATTATAGAGTTTAGATATTTCGTTGTTGTATTCTATTATAGTCATATTTGCTTTTACTTGTTTCTCTACACTTATCATCATAAGATAACAGGTATATAGGCTTATAGCGTTGTCGTAATCTGATGGTAATTCGCAGTCTATTGTCTCTGTTATTGTTGGTAACTTTCTCTTATAGAGGAGATCGAATGTATATGTGTTATCAGGAGTAGGATAGAATCATATCTTGCTACCGTATATATAATAGCTACTTGGTTTAGTATCTGAGGATCTGTTAAGTAGGAACTGTTGCTTAGTAGTGCTTGTGAGTTTATATCCATCTTGGAAAAATCCCACTATCCTTTGAAAGTCAGTAGGTTTATTATATTCTGTAGTCCCTCATGTTGTTGTTATTGTTACGCTAGATTCACACTCTGGTATATTGAAGTCCATATCTCTAATTATTTGGTTTTGAGCTTCGTTTATGTAATGATTGAGTGTTGTATCTGATCGCACTTTAGCATTAGGGTCTATCTTTGTGTAGGTTGTTCTTGCTAATACTCTTAGATTTTGAAGACTACTCATAGGTTTAGAACAAGATAAATCCTAGAGTCCCTTATGGGTTATTCTAATAATAACTGATTATAATTATAAATAATAGAATGCAAGTGATTTTTATATTATAGTTATCATTTTATTATCTTTAGGAGGTCTTCAGGAGACATGTCTTCAAGATTCATATTTATATCTAGTGATTGTACTCTTTCGATAGGTTTGTATCATGCCCTATCTAATACATCCTTAGATGCTTGCAGTCTTACGTGAGCAGGGGTCTTTTTGTTAGTTACTAATTCCATTATAACACTAGCTGCAGTAGAAGCATTACCATTTATATATTCTTGAATATTTGCTTTGCTTAGATTGTCGCTTGCTATGTTAGCTGCTGTTACATTCGGATTCTTTTTCGATTTTATCTCGTATGCTTTCATTGCTGCTTTTGCACCTATTCAATGTATAAGATAGTCATCGCAAAAATCCTTTTGCTTTTTTGTTAGCTTAGGATTACTGCTCATTGGTAAGCTCTTTTTTCTTTTTTGTAATACAATTCAATTTGTGGCCAATATTAGTTTGTATATGTTAAAGCTTTTTCTATCATAGGTATGATATTCTCTTTATCAATATATAATACTACTTCTTCTAGTGTATCATAGCTTGCAGCTTCTTCTTGTATCTTTTCGATATCTTCAGGAGAATATGATTTATTACCATCTTCATCTATAATCTGTTCGTACTTAGCTTCAATCTCTTTTGCTTGCTTCACTGTAAGAGTACTTCACTTTTCTGCAAGATGTTTTCCAGTCCATATAAATTTTACTCCGTTTACTGCTACTTGTATTTCTTTCTCTTGTTTGTCTATCAAAAGACTGACTACTTTATCAAATACTAATGTTTTCATGTTATGTTATAATGATATAAAGCTATACTTCTGTTCTTATCTTCTTTTGGATTCGGTTTCGTAGATCTTGGATGTTAAGTTCTAGTAAGAGATTGTCCTTTTCTGTTTGATTATTGATATAGTCTCTAAAATAGAGAATCTCTTGCATACATATCTTTGCATTCCTTTCTTCTAATCTTTGTTGTTCTGTTTTTTCTAGTCTAGTTATGTTACTGATTTATGTTGTAAAGCATATCTATACAGTTTGTTTTGTCAATAGTATTTATTTACTTTTCGTTTCTTCTTTGATCTCTTCGCTTTCCTTTTTCTTGAGGTATTCGAGTTGTTCGTTGTATTGTTTGATTAGGTCTTGTCTTAGGTCTACTGTGTATTGATTTAGAGGATCGGAAGATTGTAGGGTTCTGATGATTATCTCTAGGTCTTTGTCTTGGATAGAGTAGTTCATGGGGTATGTGATAAGATTTAAAAGTGTTATTCTGACAAGGTGGACGTTTTATCTACTAGGGTCTAAACACTCTGCGAACATATCGTCTATATCTTTTGTAGTCTCGGTATTTCAAAAACACAATTCGCATTCAGGATCATATGGTAATAGGCACTTCGTACATAATCAGGCTATTGTCTCCTTTAGCTTTTCAGGTGTGGATTGTGTTCTTACTGCGAACTCACATAATTGCCTAATCTCGTTACTGAACGTTTGGATCTTCTTATGCTCTTCTATTCTATCTTGCATTGGTTTATAAATAATAAAACAATCTGTCTATTCTAATCTATTCCACTTTTATTTGCTGAGATGGTCAGAGTATACGTTCTCTTGTGGTAGCACCAGTAACTTATAGATTAGAATAGAGAGATTACTCCCTCTACGATACATCAATAAGATAAGCATATATACTTTCCTATAAGCGAGCGAACTCAATGTATCTCAGGTTTACTAACCTGTTAAATGGGACTTACATATCTTTACAGATAATGCCTTACATTTCTCATTTACGGTTTCACAACAAACTTCGTCTTAGATAGGAGTTTTGGTATTTCTGGCGAGATCCCAATATGTGTCGGTGTTGTAGCTTTCTTTATGCGTACAGTATACGCTGGAATATTAACATCTTCAATACTTTTGTGTATTAACTCTTCTTTATCATTGTAGTGTTTTGTTTCTAATTCTGTTGGTAAATATATATCATGATCTCATTCTCATAGTTTTATACTCTCTTCTATACAATATCTTATATTCTTTTTTAAAAACTCTTTATTTTCTGTATTTTCAAACTCTCTTTTAAACCATTTTTTATATATTACAGACACAAGATACATACTACACATAGTATAAATAAATGGGGGAGATTGTAGTACTCCCACCTTTCGTTTTACCGACTTCGTCTTGCAAGACTAATGGTCTCCCTCGCATTTCTGGGGACGTTACCAGTTTTAGACCACTATAGATTATAAATGTTCTACGCTTGTCTCTAATAGCTTCTTATATTTATCTATTACTACTTCTTTATAATCGAGGGCGGACTCGGCACTTCTTAGGTGTTGCTCTGTTGAGGTTAGGATTTTGTTGAGACTGTCGTTTTCGATCTCTTTGTGTGCCATAATATCTGTTTGAAATAGGATTTGTTTGATGAGTCTTTTCTTTGATCGGGTCTTTAGATTTTTCTTATGCTCTTTCATAAATGGTGAGAGTTTCATGACGATTCGATAATATAAAACTATTCATCTTTTAGTGCTTTCATAGCATCTAGGATTCTTGTAGCTTTCATTACATTCTCTATAGAATTTAGAACAACTCATCTTTTTAAGAGATTATCTCTGATCTTTTTTATTGTCCATCAATATTCTGCTTCAAATACTCTATATGCTTCTTTACGGACTACATTTGGTTTAGGTGGTTTTGTTGGACTCTTTCATGGGTTTCATGGTGTTATTCACATTTCTGTTTGATGTATAAATTAAATATCAATTATATATAATGATTATTATTGTGATTGCAAGTCTTTTTTTATCTTTTTTGTTGTTTTATTAAAAAGGCTCTTCCTGACTGGCTTTCTGTGTATTAGCTACAGATTGTGTGTAAAAAGTCAAAAAAAGTCTTGCATTTTGATTTCTTTTTGATTAAGATACAGTCAATCGCATAAGATTCAATTATAAATCCGACCCGCCAAGTTGTTATAGATATATTCTATACAATAAAGACAGATGGATATTGAACCTTGGCGGGTTGGAGTCCATCTGTTTTTATTATGTAAAATGTATCATGGCTAGACCTAGAAAAGAAAATGCAGATTACTTCTCACATGACACTAATATGAGAAGTCATAGAAAAGTTATTGCTTTAAGATCAAAGTTTTGAATAACTTGATATGCTGTATATTCAATGTTACTTGAGCATATTGCTTCATGTGATTTTTTCAAAGCTAAACATAATGATATAGAATTGGAAATCTTGGCGGGTGATTTCTGAATAGATTGATCATTATTATGAGATATTGTGGATTTCTGTCACAGGTTGTGACTGATACAGATAGTTGATTGATATATAGAGTGTCAATCAATGATTGAAAGGTTGCAAGATCTTATAAAAAAGAGAGATAGAGAAAGATCAAGAGATAAGCCAAAGAACGAAGAATGAAAATTTGTTTCTGTCACAGAAACGCACAGTAATGACACAGAAATGCCGCAAAGTAAAGTAAAGGAAAGTAAAGTAAAAGAAAATAATAATATATTTAAGAAACCAACACACACAGAAATTAAAGAATATTGTATAGAGAGAAAAAATAGAGTTGATCCACAAAGATTTATAGATTATTATGATAGTATATGATGGATGATCTGAAAAAACAAAATGAAAGATTGGAAAGCTACGATTAGATGATGGGAAGTTAGAGACAAAGAAAAGAAAACAGTAGCAAGAAAACTACCTAATGTAAATGATATAGAAAACTTTTAGTTCTTATTACACACAAATGTGAATTGAAAAACTACTACAAGAACCACACAATATAAAATCAGAGGAAGCTCTTATTGGTATAATATTACAGAATGAAATGTTATATTATAATGTAAGAGCGAAATCAGAACGGTTTTATGATCCTACTACAAGTAAGATATTCAAGGCTATAGAGGATATAAAATCTAAAAATCAAAGATTAGATATATCTTTAATAGAATCTTATATATGACAATCAGATAGATTATATGATATATATTCTGATATATATTCTCCTAGTAATCTTCCAGTATATGAGAATGATATATATTCTGGTTATGTTCGTAGGAATCTTATAAAATGAATGAAAAATATAATTTCAGAATGTTATGATAGTGATGATATAAGTAAGATATTATCTAAGTTATCAAAAACAACAGACTTCTGAGCGTTATCTAAAAACAAGAAACTATCAGAGTGTGTTATTGATATTGCTAGTAGTATATGAGATGATAAAAACTTTATATGATCTTATTGATACAGAGACCTAGACAAAGCATTATGATGATATATGGAATGACAATTAGTAGTTATATGAGCAAGACCTTGAGTTTGAAAAACACTTGTTTGATGTAATCTTATAGATTCACTTATAAAATCTTGAGTTAATGGATGTTTCTTTACACTAGAGATGACAGCAAATGAAATATCTAAAAGAATACTATCAAAATGGACTTGAATATCTATGAGATGATTGGATATAGACAAAAGTAAAACTAATCATGTACAAACAGAAGCTGCTAAAATATTAGAAACTTGATATGATTTTGAGATAGTAGATTGATTGTTTGATTATCACTCGATATGTATAGAAATAAAGAGACAAGCTATTAAAAATAATGTGAAAGTAGTATATATTGATTATCTATGACTTATTGATTATGCAGATGGTAGTAGAACAGATAATACAGTATATTCTATATCACAGATAACAAAATGATTAAAAAGATTAGCAAAAGAGATGTGAATAACTATAGTGTTATTATCTCAATTAAATAGAGATTGAGCAAATGGTAAGCCAAATAAAGCACAGTTAAGAAGTTCTTGATCTATAGAACAAGATGCAGATGTTATTATACTTCTATATCAGGACTACGATAAACCTGAACACGAAAAGTATGTAGAGTTTATTATTGATAAGAATAGAAATTGAATTGAGACTTCGTTATACTTATGAGTAAGTAAAAAAGTGATGATGATATACGATGTAGATCAGGAAGAATGTATACACCTTTAATTTATAATTATATTACAATGGACAGAAAAGAACTAAAAGAACAAGTAATACAAAAGTTATCTAACGACCCTAGAATCTATAAATCATGGCATATAAATAACAGAAACAATGCAGAAGTTATGAGAAAAGCAAATGAAAGTTATAAAGAAGTTGTAGATTTTATTCTATCTGAACTAGAGAAGTAGACCTTTTATTTCCGTATATGTTCCGAATATGACCACCCAGAATATAATCCTAGAACTCAGAAAAATCGAACAAGTTAGTGACGAAGAATTAGAGATCATAGAATTAGCTTGTGAGAGATTGGCATTTTTACAAAATAAAATCAATTTAAGATGATCATAATATGAAAATTTGTAAGAGGATCGAAAATTGTAAAACAAAAACAGATTGCGAAATGATATACTAATCGTAATATACAACTGTTTGATCCTGTATATTGAATAGGCAGAGATCATTGCTGGATGGAATGAGCAAAACGAAAATATCTGACCCCATGATGGTATATTATACGGTGAAGGCATCAGAGATATATTGATAGTAAGGGTTACGAAAAATCTTCTATCGTACCGACATGAAAAATATTTTTATTTTCATAAATAATTATGACAACAGTAGAAAAAGTACTTATCTACGAAGCCCTAGAAAAAAATAAAAAGTATAAGGAACAGAAAAAGAAAGAATTATCTGACTCCAAGAGGAAATTACAGATAGATAAAATGAAAGTTAAGCAAGTAAACACCGTCACCAAAAAGAAAATAAAGAAGACGGAACGCCCTAGACTGATAACTACGAAGAAAGTAAAAAAAGTAAGCGAAACTACACTCAAAAAAAAGAAAAGAAAAGAGTTATTATTAAGAGCAAAAAAAGTAGTTTATGTTCGTGATAAAGATATATGTCAGCATTGTGATAAAAAGTGTATATGATCTGATAGACATGCAAGTCATGTAATACCAGTAAGTGCAACAGGTCGTCTTGCATTGTATCCTTTGAATATGAAAGTGCTTTGTTATCATTGTCATTTGAATTGGTGGCATAAGAATCCTATAGAAGCAGGGAGATGGTTTGCAAGAAAATTCCCCGAGAGATTAAAACAGCTTGAAAAACTACAGTTAGAAATACCTATGGGTAGTATTACACTATGAGAATTAGAAGAAATAGAAAAAATAATAGAACAAGAAGAGAAACTTTTATGAATTAGATAATATGATCCTCAAACATAAACTTCATAAACAGATCCGACAATCTGTATCACCACAAGTAATAAGTTACAAAGACTTTATGAATAGGATATATTCAAAAAAAGATAATAGAAAGTTTGATGATCCGGAACATATCCTAAAATTAGCAAGTACACCACTATATAAAAAAGATAGTATAGTGGACCAGAATGGTAGAGAATGTACAAAATGCAAAACTTATAAGCTGCGATCTGATTATTATACAGGTTATCATATATGTAAAGAATGTTGGAAAATATATTATAACAATAAAAAATAAAATTGGTTGTTGATTAGTGTATTTAGTCTTGCAATTACGATATATTTCTATATACTCCTAATACCTCAGTGAGGCTTTTAGTTTGTAACGACTTATGTTATGCAACAACTTAGAAAATTATTACTTAATACAGTAAAAGAAAACTGTCGTACAGATTTACATAAAAAGTTCTTTCTTGACTGGATTGGAGATTGGGATTATCTATCTCATTATGAAGCTACGGACGAATGCGAGATGGATCGACAATTAGCTATAACAGATTACATAGAACATATTGCAAGTGATAGTATTATAGAAACTACAATAGAAAGTTTATTGGAAAGTGGTATGTATGAATGTGTAACTAAACCAGTTAAAAAAAATCCTGAATACTTAGATTTTGACACTTGGTTAGATAATAACTACAATCATATACAATATGAATATGAAAATGAGTTAAGAGAACAATGATATTCAAGCACAGAATGAGTTACTGATTGACGAGATGATTTCTGTAAAAAAGAATATAAGATATATTTACAAAGTTAATTTTATTTATAATTTTATTGCTATGAGTAACATAGATATACAAAGAAAAACACTACTTACATATACAAAATGAATGATATTACCACCTGATGACTTGCTAAAGTTGTCAGGTAAAGATAAATTGATTATGTGCCAGATTACAGATCAAAGTGTTATAAAAAAATGACCAATGTGAAATTATGTACCTATTTGATATATAGAAAGATGTTTGAACTTTGTATCAAACTTCGAACGAGGTTTGAAAGTACAAAGAGAGTGAGTAAATACTTATACAAATAAAAATTGAAAAGAGATACACGATGCTTGGGTACTTGCAGACTTCTATATAGTAATAGACTGAAAAAGAATTGAAAGGTCTTGTTATGGTACACGACAGATGTATTGAAACCCTGCTATATCAAACTTTGCAGTATTAGAAAGTGCAAGATCAATAGCAACAAAATCATTTGCAGATACATTATGAATTGCAAGCGACAAACTATCAAAAGAATTTGATGAGTTAAGAAAAAAAAGAGAAAGCGATAATATAAATATGGACGATGCAACAAGTGGTTTTACTCCTCCTAGTAAATAATGAGCTATATATCAGACACAAGATGAATTATCACAGCAAGTAAACTCAAAGACTTCTTGCTTTGTGAAAAACTCTATAAAGTAAAACGATTGAATGAGGTTTGTATCTCGGAGGAGATACCTGATCGAGCTACACTATGAGAAGCTTTCCATTATCTAGTAGAAG